AGAACGAATTGAAGTACAAAAACAAAGTGCAATAATTAAACAATTTAATATAGATATGGATAACAAAAATTATATATTAGAACGTCAGATTGAAGATATGAAAGAGTTGAACAGACAATTTTGAAATTTTATAAAAATTGAAAATGTACTATGAGAGTTAATTAAAAAATTTCAAAAATAATTTACAACCCGTAAAGGGTTATAAATGCGTACTCGGCTCTCTAATTAATGTGTCACTATAAATGAGTTAACAAAATCTTTCGTTAAAAAAAATGAATTGTTCAATTTGTTGTGAAAAATACACAACAAAAATTAAAAAAAAATATTCATGTCATAACTGCAATGAAAGTTGTTGCTCAAAATGTATTATTACAAATATTAAAAACAATTTTACAACAAAATCAACATTCGGACCTTATGGATTGACGAAAATAACATGCTTATTTTGTAACGAACCTATAATTATGCATGAACTGCGAGACTTTCTACCAAAAACTATTTATAAAAAAATTATAAAAGAAGAAATCGATGCTCTATTTAATGAAGAATTTACTCTATTACCAGACACAGAAAAATTTATTGAAGAACAACGCATCATTCATGAAATTACAATGATCAGACACTGGATGGCGTCCGATGGGTTTACTGAAGACATCATCTCTGAAACTCTCGAAGACATGGGGTATACAATTGAAAAAAGAAAAAATGAAATTCCCCAAACAATTCATTCTTGTCCGAAATGTAATAATCTTATTTATAATTTTCAATGCTCCAAATGTCATTTACAACTATGTGATAAATGTCTTGCACCATCGACCTCTGCACACAAATGTGATCCTTTAGTAGTTGAAACTTTAAAGAAAGTAACTGAAACTTGTCATACGTGTCCAAATTGCAAATTATTAATTGAAAAAGAAGATGGTGGTTGTGATCAAATGTTTTGTGTTAAATGTCACACTACGTTTTCATGGACAACAGGAAAAATAGCTACAACGAATACAGTGAGACATAATCCTCATTTTTTTGAATGGAAACGGCGAAATAATATAGAAGAGAGACAACCAAATGATAATCCTTGTGAAGGACATTTTTTAATTAAATGTGATGAATTAGAACATGGAAATTTTTTGAAAATTGTTCACGATGTAATTCAACATTCAATTGGAGGGTTTGAAGAGATTTACGAAAGAGATGATTTGATAAGAGAGCAATATAGAATAAAATTTTTAACAAAAAAATTGACATTTGTTCAATGGAAAAATAAATTTAAACAACATATAAACACACAAAGACGAAATAAAGAAACCAAAACTCTTCTAGAATTATGCTTGCATTGTTTATATTATATAATTTTATCTGACAATGAAAACACTTCTAATGACAAAATGATTGAATCTTTATTTCATTTTGTAACTGAAAATATGCAAGAAATTCAAACTCATTACGGTCGAACTATTCATTATATTATGGCGCCAACTAATAATCTAGGCCCCAATATTATGTTTAGAGTATAATTTGGTTATTAAATTATTATCACTTTCAAATGCGTTCATTTTTATTAATTTTATTCAAAAAAAAAAGTTCACATTTTTTTTATTAATTTAAAAACATAATGGTTGAAATTCGTGAAGATTTTTGTGGAATGTGTATGGCAGTTCCTATCGCCTTAGCAGGAGCTGGAATTGCAGGACTGTCTACAAGAGAAGAATATAAAAAAAGAAAATGGATAATGATAGGAACAGGTGTTGTAGTTTTAATTATTACTTTACTATTGTATTTGAAATATAGAAATTGTTCATCTTGTTCTTTTAATAATTAAATTGGGTATTAAATTATTATCACTTTCGTGATATCAACCAACCACTGATAATAATTTATCTTTCATTAGCTTTCAGGGTTCGCTTTTCAACAAAACAATTTGTATTTGACGATTCGTGGAAAAATATAATTAAAATACTTTGTGACGACACGCCACGATGTAAATAAAAATAAATAGATTTATAAAATGATATCAATTTTACAGATTAATAATGATAAGACCTCTCCAACCTCTTATAAATTGGGATTGTTACCTATTACTCCGGTGAAACCTCTATCTTATCCAGATTTGTCATGCGCTACTAAAAATTTTTCAATGTGTCGTTTTCCAAACACAAAGTGGAATGCTAGAGTATATTATGGACAATTTAAAAATTGCAATTGCAGATTAAACCAATGTGACAAATATTTATTCAAAATTTAATTTTACTTTTTTAATTGTCATAAAATCTTTACTTACAACCCGGCCAAAAAATAAAAGTTGATTTTTTAATTGTAAAAAATATTAACTAAAAATATACAAGCAATATGACAAACGTATATTCTGACGATTACGATTATTATACCAGCAGCGAAGAAGAAAGAGATTATTATTACAACAGATACAACAAAAACTATAACAGCGATAGTAGCGTCTATAATAGCGATAGCGATAATTGCTATAGCGATAGCGATAGCGAGATCGATATTGATAGCGATGACAATAGCGATAGCGACTCATTATATGAGTATGTGAATGGTAAGAAATGTACAGAAGCGGCGAAAAACGGCGACTTGAATTACTTACGCCAAGCTAACAAAAAAGGGTATGAATGGAACAAAAAAACATGTGAAGCGGCCGCAGCCAATGGTAATTTGACTTGTTTACAATTTGCTCACGAGAATGGATGTAAATGGGACAAAGAAACATGTTTAAAAGCTATTGAAAAAGATAATTTAGATTGTTTACAATTTGCTCATGAGAATGGATGTGAATGGGGGAATAGTGATCACTTATGTACATTAGCGGCTAAAAATGGTAGTTTTAAATGTATCAAATATCTTCATAAAAAGGGATGTAAATGGGACGAAGAAACATGTATGGAAGCGGTTAGAAAAGGCAGCTTTGAATGCTTAAAATTTGCTCGCGAGAATGGATGTGCATGGGATGAATACGAACATTATTTATGTGAAACGGCAGTAGTTGATGGTGGTAGTTTGGATTGTTTAAAATTTGTTCACGAGCGTGGATGTAAATTAGACAAATTCACAAGTAAAGCAGCTGTTAAAAGAAATAATTTGGATTGTTTAAGGTATTCTCGCGAAAATGGGTGTAAATGGTCTAAAAATTTATTTATATCACTAGCTATATTAGCATGTAAGTATGGTAGTAGTGACTGTTTTGAATATATAATTGACAATGATGTTAAATGTAAAATAGATTATAAAGAATGTTTGAAAGAATGTTTGAATGTAGTTAAAACAAATGTAAAAAAACCTAAAAATAAAAATACACGTGGTTATTTAACTGGTCATAATGTAAAAAAACCTAAAAATAAAAATACACGTGGTTGTTTAACTGGTCATTTAAAATGTATAAAGATTATTAAAAATATGAAAAAACATGTTTAAAATAGGATCTTTAAGAAAATTAGTTTTAGGACCCTTTTGGGTCATAAAACACTGAGGAATTAAATTAATTTATGAACATATGGAACAATAATTAAAAATGAGCAAAATCAACGATCAATCGCTGTGGAATAATTCTGCAATTGAAGATACAATTAAGCGCACCGATCCCGAAAAATATTATAAATATCAAAAAATGGCTCAATCATTATTTGACAAATCAAACATAGATGATCCTCACATAATTAATATTGAAGCTGCAACTCAAATTAGACTTATGTTACGTGATGGTCTTCATCCCAGTTTATTGGATGAGAATGAAAAAGAATTATATATTTCTACGTTTGGACAAGAGAGTTTTGATGAATTCACTCAATCAAAAACACCTCCATCCGGGCCCCGCCCTGAGATCACTCAAAATAGGTCTCAAAAAGTTGATCATTTAGCCGCAAAAAAAAAAGACCATATATTACTCAACTCAGTACCCAACTCAGCAAAACGACTTGTGTTTGATTGAATATATTTCATTGCTCAATCTTCATCCATTTTTTATTGTGTGTGTTGCAATAAAAAATCAATCATAAGATTATGATGATATCTATCTTCACAATTTCAAAATATTGTCTTTTTGGAGTAAATCTGGCGCTTTAATTTTTAAATTTGTAACAGCATTTATCATTCTAGCCACATTTGGTGTCTCTCCCCTCTCTACTGCATTCATAGTGTCTGTTACTGCTTTCAATGTTTCGCGTGTATCATCGTCTAAGTCGTCTTGAACACTATTGATTATGGTGCCTACGGTTGTTGTTAAATCTTTTAGTTTGTATTTTCCAGAAGTGAGGCCTGATTTAATTGATTCAACCATTTGTTTGAAATCAGGCATTTCCATAATTGCATTAATATCGGTATTATCTCCCATATTAGCAACTGAAGTTTTTACTTGATCTATGACATCCGAAAAGACAGGACTTGATTCCAGTAAAGCCATTGCACCACTTATTCCAGAAACGCCGGAATTTGAAGTTTCAGCAGGAGGGTCAGGTTTACCATTTGGAAAAAGAATATTTTCGAGTTGAATTAATTTTTTCCAGAATAAATCAATTTGTTCTTGAGTACCTATTAAAAAATTATCCATAATGAGAGTAAGAGATTGTTTTCCTGTTTTGAAATTAGAATGTGTAAAAACTTTATTTTTGATTTCAGGATTAATAATCAAGAATTGACGTAAATGGTTTATTTCTTTAAATTTAGCATTTTCGTCTTCAATTGTGTTAAGATATTTGTTAACGTAAGTGACAATCATAGGATATTTTCTTTTAACATAATTTAGTGATGAAAAAAAGTCGACAATATATTCAAACTCCATATTTTTGTTGTTATGTAAACATTGTTAACTCATTTTATTTTATTTTATAACGTTTGATATTGTGGTCAAAAAAATGAAATTTTTAACTCAATTTAAAATGCGTTTATCCTACGTTTCGCTACTGTATTTTTACTGTCTTTATTTGAATACGCAGTCTTTAATGACTTTTGGCTAACAATTTCTGGTTGTCCTGCAAAATTTTATTGGTAAAACAAAGAGTTAACATGTTATTTGCTGTATTCTAAGTTTTCAAATAAATCCAATTTACCATTTTTGCCATACATTACATAAGGGGAATATTCAGATTCAGCAATATTATCTTCAAGTAAATGAGATCTAATATGAAAATCATTTTGAATGTCAGTGTCTACAAAAGGTTCAAAATAAATTAAAACTGGAAGAACAAAGTACATATTTATAAAAGGTGATTGTTTGAATAATATTGCATCAATTGCTTCATCAAGCGTATTCTGTTCAATAAAATCAATTACAGTCTGGGCACCTTTTTTCGAAATATAGTAACAACCTGATCCACCAATAATTCTTATTTGTTCTATTTCAGATCTGCTTTCTTTTTTAAAAAGCGTTGGCGCAGTCTGATCAGAGGGGCCATTTAATTTTTGGACACTCTTCATGTTAAGGTACTCGGCCAGAAGAGTACTCCTTTCTTCGGGAGTTGCTTGAATGGTAGTTGTTAAAAATAAAACATCAGGTATTGGTCGACTTTCTGCAATTGTGAAGATTCGTCGCATTTGCATTGGAAATGATTTATTCGAAATAACATCATCTTCAAAAATAACATATCCGTCTACTTCAGTATCTTCAAGTAGTTTTTGATATAATTGAATATGAGATAAGGCGCATCCAATTACACCAGGGCGCATTTGGAAATTATTTTTACGACATAAAGAACGTAAACGAGGATTAATTTTTAATTTCAATCCATCAATTGCACTAATGCGTATGATATCTGTTGGTAATAAATTATCTTGAATTTGTTTATTCATTTTTTCAAGTCTATCAGGTCTTCTATCTAAATTTATCATGAAAGATTTATATTTAATTTTTTCTCGAAATTGCTCTGTATTTAATAAATCATACGCATTCAATATATTAATATCATTCATTTGACTTGTTAATCTACCAATATGCTTAATGTGATACCCTGGAAGAAAAGTTGTCACATAACCTGCTTGAACATATCTTAGTCCAAAATTAAATTCGAACCATCTTTCTTTAATAAATTTAAGTTGTTTGAATATTTTAGTTTTAATCATACTAGGAGACAGAGTGAAATGAGGATAATAGTTGCAATTTGATACAAAGCCATGTTTTTCAATAAATTGGTTTTTGTCATCTTCAGTTAAACAGTATTCGTGTTCATAATAAAAAACATTATTTGGTGTTTTCTTTAAAATACCTCCTTTAATATTATCATTTAATGTCTCACTATAATTGTGATTAAAGGCGATTTGACCAATATTATCATTGCTGTCAAGAACATCAACCATATCTGAGATGTAGCGTCTTTTATCAACAAGCATTCTATCGTCTTCAATATGAATAAGATATGGAGTGTCAACCATTGATGTAATGATTTGTAAACTTTCTGGATGTCCTTTATTTGTATAATCTTTCCAAACAAATTCGAAGAAAGGATATTTTTCCTTCATTATTTTTCTATCTTCTTCTGATGAATTATCGTCAACACAAATCCATCTAGATATTAAATATTTATCGACGCAGTTTTCTAAAAAAGCATCCATCGATTTTACAAATAAATCTAATCGTCTACATGTCGTTGTTGAAAATGTAACACTATGTATTTTCATTACAATATGCTCCGTAGCATTAGACGCCATTGAAGTTTTCTTCCAGGTAGTGGGGTCAGTGTCTTCAAAAAATTTTAAAAATAGTTTTTTATTGTACAAAACTCGTTCCATTAGCTCAACGTTTCCATGTCTGTCCTCTTCAATTTCGTTTAATAATTGAAGTCCTTTTTGATTTTTATTAATATAAAAACAACAAAAAGCGTATTCATCGCGTAATGTATTAGATTTAGGATATAGTTTTAAAAATTCTTCAGCTAAATATGCACCTGCATAGTATTTTTCAGAGTGTCTCAATTTTGTAATTAAATTCTCAGCCATATTCATCATTTTTGACATATTACTAAAAAAGTTAAGTAATTTTTTTTATCTTTTTGAAATAAAAATAATAACTCAACAATGATGGACAGACCTTATTGTTTGCAAGAATTAAGAGATCTTGAATCTGAACTTCATGATAAATATAGATTAAGCAACATTTTTGCTCAACATTATCCATGTGGTCATAAATACAGAGTCAAAAAAGGAGGCCGTAAAGAGCAATTTATTTTAGACACCCCCCTACCCTCCGGGAAGTGTCTAAACGATTTTAATGGCCTACTTGATGATCAGACGTGTTCTGTGTGTTTTAAATTAAGAACATCAATAGAAAGTAATAAACCAACTGCGTCATTTATTGATAACATTAAAATTCGCGATACGGATTGTAAAATTGATATTGAGTTTTTGAAACAAAAAACTAATTTTTACAAATGGTTATTTCAACACGACTATTAAACTTTTTATTATTATTTTATCTTCAACACGATGATTAACAGTCACTTAATGACTTTTGCTTTATCAAAAAAATTGAAATTTTTATGACCTGTAGAGGTCCTAAAAAACTTAAATTTTTTCAAATAAATCGTTTAGATATGGAAGATAATAAATTAAAATATTTTTTGTAAATAAATGATAATAAATAATAATGTTTTTGAAACTTTTCTTTTTGATAACGTTGATTCGATCAAAAACAGAATAGCTGTTCAAATGAATACTTTAGTAAAATATTTAATATTTGATCCAGAAATTAAAAATATAACGCAAGATAATATTACCGTAACCAATATTTTGGAACCAGTTCTAAATAAAGATACTTTAATTTTTCCAATAGATGAAATTGATGAAAATAATTTCAAAAATATTCCTCGAGAAGAATTTGAAAAATTTTTTATATTCACAAACATCGACTTAAACAACCAACAAACTATGTTAAATCAACAAAATGAATCAAATCAATATGGACAAAATGTTTTAGATATGGTATTATTAAGTTTGGAAAATATAACAATTGATTCAAACAAGTGGTGGAAAGAGGAGCGTAATGCTTTTAAAAAAAAATATAATGATGAATTCGATAAACTTAAAAATGATGTCGAAACCCATACACAACGAAGTATAGAATTTCAACGAATTCCTGAAATTGAATATTCTAATTTTGAAACTACCAACTCTCAATTCACAATAAATTTTGGTCCAACTAATATGACGCTTGCAGAATTATTTAATAATATTCAAGTCACTAAATACGTTCCATATGTTAATATGGATAAATTTTTTAAAATACATTATAATTTTATTCCAAGCAGTGAATGGTTAGAATTTGAAACAAAAAATGTAATTTTAATGAAAGTTGATTGTGAATTATTAATTGAATTGAGAGAATTTAAGAATCCTCACAAAAAATACACAAACGCTGCTTTCACTATTTTGGAAGAACCCGGATCTGTTAATCGATTAATTGCAACCATGGACATGAACGTCGGGTATAGAAATGTAACAAGACCTGATTTTATTGCAAGAGTATTAGACGCTTTGGGTTCTGTAGTACCCCCAATCCCTTCTGTGCAAGAAAGTCAAATTCAGGAACTGTCGATAGTAGGTTATTTTAGTTATCCGTTTCAAACGATGTTAATTCCAATATGGGTAGATTTGGCTATGAATAATAAATATTTCGAAAAAGTTGTGGCAATTAATGAATCGATAAAAGCATCTAAATCTAAACCTAATATTTATCTTCATATGCTTGGAAATGGATCAGATTCTATAAGTTTGACGATGAAGATAACAGATAGGCCAAATATATATGGAATGGAACGTGAAGGAGAAAGATATATTCGTTCTCGTATAAAAACAAAAACGTTAAAAGATGTTGAAAAATATCAAAAAATAATATCTCGTTTATTTACACTTTATAATAATGAAAAAAGTCAGCTTTTGAGTGTATATAGATCATTTATTCCAAATTTTTTACAAGATGAAGAAAAATGTACAGAAAGATTAAATATAGAACGTACGGAAAATTTAGGACTACGTGCTATAGTTCCTGATTTATTTCTTCCAAATTATTCTAGAAAATGTTTGAAAAGACCTACTATAATTTCCGATGAAAAAGCTGCCGAATACATGGCAACAAAAGAAAAACAGGTCATGCGTTTTCCGGAATATGGCGAATCTATTCCTCGCTATTATACATGCTATCACGAAACACATCCTTTTCCAGGATTGAGAGATAATCAATTAGAAAACAAACATAAATACGCATTTTTACCATGTTGTTATTCAAAAGATCAAAAAAATCGTGAAGGTAGTAAATATCAACATTATTTTTTTCGTCAAAAATTAAGAAAAAAACAACAACAAGCACAAGACCTCTTTATTACTAATAAAATTTTACCACCTGGAGTTGCAGGAATTTTACCTAAAAACATTAGCAATCTTTTTTCATTAATTGAGACAGATCCGCGTTATTCTTTCAATAGGATTGGTATGAACAAAACTATAAATTCGTTATTAGAATGTGTACTAGTTGCTAATAACATAATTCCTCGCAGTGTAGAACCAAAACAGCGAGCACCATTATTAGAAGCAGCAAGATTAAAACTAGCTACGATACAAAACGCAATGGCTTGCAAACAAGAATTGTATAATTTATCAATTAATGAAATAATTGATCAAATTAAATCAACCGATTACAACTTAAACGCTACCGAATTTGTTCATTTAATGGAAGAAGCGTTCAAATGTGATATTTTCATATTTGAATCTAACAATAAAGATCCAAACGGATCACTTATTATTCCAAAACATGTTCAATCTTATTACAAATCAAAACCCAGAAGACAGACTATTTTTATTTTTCAACATATCGGAAGTGAAAGCGATAACGCGAAATATCCTCAATGTGAATTAATAGTAAGAACAAGTATTAATAAAAAAACTCAACAAAAAACAGAAATAACAAGTTTTGCATTTCATGATCAAATCGTAGTTAAATTATGGGACGTTTTTTTAAAACTAAACCGATCCTTCATATTTAATGTAATGACACCATCTTTTAATTTAACTAATTTTCATAAATTAAATATCAATTCACAAATCATTGACATATATGGTAAATGCCGTGTGATTAATGCATCTATATCCAATTCAAATAATTTTATTACAATGATTTCAGACCCAATTCCTCCCTTCGCTGCAATACCTGCTACTGTTGTGTACAGAGCAAGTCTTGTAAATATAAAAATATATGCAGATACGATTGGAGCGGTTTTTGTTAAACAGAGAGTCAATAAAGAAAATAAAGTCAGAGAGGTAAATGCAATAATCAGTACAGGAAATATAAACGTTACATTTCTCAGTAATGATACTGCTCGACTTCATAATGTTCCTATCGTATACGATGACGAAGAATATAAAAATATTTTTGGAAAACCAGATAATATTATTTCAAGATTCACAATGAACAAAAGACTTGCCAAAATTATTTTTCAATATATGCTTTATATTTTTTCAATTTATTTAGCTGGGAAACGTCAACCATTAACTGAAATAGAATTAGTTGATTTTGTAAATAAGCGAATTGTAATAATTCCTGATTATAATTTTGAAAAAGAAAGCTTCACTCAACAAGGTGGTCCATCGCCAAAATTCGATTTAAATTCAGTGTTTGTTCAAAATAGAACTAAATTAATAACTACATCTAAAGAAATGGTAAGAAGATTGATGTATATGTTAAGATTATATCAGTCAAATAATTTTGAGAAGCTTGTAGAATATAAAGATCGAATTAATATTGATGATTTTTTTGAAGATGTATTTGATTTTGAAAAAAAATCATTTGAATTATTACTTGATGGATCTAACGCTGTGAAAGGGTTAATTGAAAGTTATCACACTAAAAATACAATAACAAAAAATATCAAACCTGGAGAAATATATTCTTACTTTTTTTACAATGAACATTTGGCAAATATAATTTTTATCGCTCAAAATACAGATCACTTATCATTTGGGAGTGGCCCGGATGGCCTAGCCTTAGCTATCGCCTTTGTTAAATTCTGGTATCAATATGGTTATAATCCTCATGAAGATATTTTAATCGAATCACTCAAAAACAATGAATTGAATTTAAATAGCGCTGTTAATATTTACAGTTATGTCAATGATAGAGTTATAAATAAAATCGGAAAATCTTCTGAAGACTCAAATATCATACCAGGTGCTGTATTGGGATATCTTTTAAATGGACAACCAATTTATATAGCATTAATGCCTTTGTAATAAAAACCGAAAAATGCAGTGACCTCCTTCCTGCAAGGATTGTTTTATCTGAAGAAATTTATAACCCGTAAAGGTTGTAAATGTTTTTTACGTAAATGTTTTTCTCTCAGTATCGATTTATTTTTTTGTATTTGTAATTTTTGAAAATATATTTTGTATTTGTAATTTTTGAAAATATATTTTTTTGTAATTTTTGAAAATATATTTTGTATTTGTAATT